CAAAAGCACAATTGTAAATTCTATTTGGACTTATTTCAATTGGTTTACCTGCGAATTGCATAGAACGCATAGAAGGTAAAACTTTTTTATCAAATACAAATTTATAATTTTCTTTAATTTCTTTTTTTAGATTAGGATATTTTTTTATATGCATTTCCATATTACGGGTAACTAATTCCGTCCATGTTTCTCTTCTTTTCAAATCTGGCCTGTACTTTGCGTACTTCATATAGACCGTAACGTCCGATAAAATTCTTTGTGAAATATCCATTTTTTGTAAATTTTGTATTTTTTAATGTTGGTATTTTTTCTCTGAAAAACCAGAAAATGTAAAGATATATATAAGGTATGTTGGACTATAACCTCATTTTCTTTAGTAAATTTTATAGAATGTTAAAAAATATTTTTCTCCGATTTTTTTTGTTTTAGTATACTTATTATCCCATATTTTCTACATATTTTTTATGTAATAATTTCTTTTCTAAGTTTTCTCCTTCCTTACTATCTTTCACCGCTGCCATACCATCTACTGAAGTGGCTGCAAACACATTCATAATACCATGAAATGTATCAATCTTTGCAGGAAACGTCATACCATCGGGTCCAAAACGATTCTTAACTATGTGAACACGACCTGTATTTGATAGTTTATCTTTGGTTTTTCTACTTACACTCATAATAAAGTCCGCTGTTTGAACTTTCTTATAGGAATCACCTACCGAGTCCGCTTGAATAACTTCGTGTTCAATTGCTGCTCTATTTGTTTGTGTTGCTGTCCAAATCGGAATTCCCGTCTCACCACTCAGTCCTCTTAATTCTTCGTAGATACCACCCAACTCTGCGTATAATCCATCATTAGCTCTATTTGCCGATTTAAGAAGGTCAGCGTAATCAATAATAATTAATTGTGGATTAAAACCACTTGCTCTCACTTTATCAATATGTGCTGATAGGGTTTTTGCCGATGCAAATTGTGGTGGATAGTATTTAATCTTTACTCTACCTGGCGTTTGTTTTACTTTACGAACAATATCATCTTTTTTTACCTTTTGGTCGGCAGTTGTAATATTAGTTAGAATCGTAATATATCTTTGCCCTACATAATTTTCAGATAATTCCAAAGTGTAATGTAAAACATTTGCACCCCTTTGTAATGCTGAACATGCTATTTTGGATAAGAACCAACTTTTACCTATACCAGAGGGTGCCATTACTACACCTAATTCACCTGGTCCTAAACCACCATCCATTAATTCATCAATCACATCCCAACCTGTAGAAACGGAATTTCTTTTTACATCATCCAATATACTTTCAAAATCCTCTACAAAATCCAAACCCAAATCATTCTCAACACCTACTTTAGATGCTGCGGTCATTGTATCAATAATCTTATCGTATTGACCGGATTTTAAAAGGTCTACTGATTTTAATAGTGCCTCTTTTACTTTTTGATTTTTTGCAAAAGTAAGGTATTCATTCTTTACATAAGGTAAATCATTTGCTCCTATTAGCAAATAAACGGACTTTAATTGTTCAACTACAGTCTGTTTGAGTAATTTATCTTCAATATCACCAACTTTTATTTTGAAAACCTCCATTGTGGGTGTACCACGATACTTATCAAAATAAGTTTGTGTCTCATTTACAATCCATTGATTTGCTTGAGATTCAAAAAAGTTAGGTTTAGTAATTTCGTTTACCTGTTCTAAAAACTTAACGTCTGTGATTAGTGAAGCAACAACTTTAGATTGATACGATTGACCATATTTTACCAATGTATCTACTGCTTCCATTATTTTCTTTGTTTTTCTTTAAGTTTTTTTCTTTTAAGTTGCTTTTCTGCAATTGTTTCGGATTTTTTTTCTTCTTCAACTTCTTGCTTTTCTGTTTTTACATCTCTAAATTTTTCTTTCCATTCCGATTTAGAAGTATATTTCCATGTAAGACCAACCAATTGTTCAGCCTGACTATCTTCAACTCTAATAATTGTGCCTGTTTTTTCGTTTTTAATACATTTCATAATTTTAAAATTTTGCTATATGACCAAATGTTGATTGTAACCAATCATTAATATCTTTAAATGAATCTACAACACCAGCTTTTAATCCAACTTTAAGAAAACCTTGCTTGTCAAACTTTGGTGTCACTTCATCATATCTATCCATAATTTTCATACGAAGATTACCACTAAACTCTGGCTCTGCCAACTGCATTAATTTACGATTTCTTTCGCAAATTTCCAAATTACTTTCAAATAATTCGTGTGCTTTAATTTTCTTATCCAATCCTTTTACATATTCCAACATACTTTCTGTTGAGTGATAAGTTTCCTCTGCAAGAATTGGAAATGCTTTAATAATTGATTTAATACCTAAACCATTTACACCACTAATGTTATCCGATTTATCACCATCAATCATACGAAAATTAATAAAGTTATGTGGGTGAATACCAAATTCTTCCAAAACTACTTCTGGTGTATATACTTTCTTTTTAGAGGGTGAATATACTGAAACATCTTTATTTACCAATTGTAAAAAATCCTTATCAGAGGACATTAATACAACTTTCTCACCATCTTGTCGAAGTTGAGTTGCAATATAACCCATTACATCATCTGCCTCAATACCATCATATAACATAATAGTAACGGGTAGATATGATAAAAGGTCTGCCAATGCTACCATTTGCCTTCTCATAGAGATTTGTTCATCCTCAGGATTCATATCTCCACCGGTGATAGCACGATTAAGTCGGATTTTGTTTTTAGCTCTATCCGCCTTATATCCTGCGTAAATATTTTGTCTGCTTTTTGCACCACCTTTACCATCAAAAGTTAAGATAACTCTTGTTGGATTAATCATACGGATAGCGTAGCCGATACTTTTAAGTGTACCGACTATGCCTCCTATATGGTCCCCATTATCATTAAGATTTGGTGCGGTGGACCAGGAACGAATGAAGGTATTAAGACCATCAATAATTAGGGTTTTGGAATTTTTGTGTAAAGAACCAAAACTTTTATGTTCCTCATCTATTTGCTTTAGTATATCTAAATACTTTTTATTAATCTGACTCATTTGCTACATCCGTTGTTTCATCAACTTCCTCTGAAGCGGAATTTTTGTATTGTAATATGCAAACCTCACATATCTTACGATAAATTTGGTCTTTTATATCTTCGTTTTTAAGAATTTCTGAAAAATCTTTTGATTGAAATTTAATTACTTCACCTGTTTCTGTATCAATATATTCATACCATGCCCCTGATTGCTTTACAAGCTTATTATCTTTCATTACACCCAACCAACTTCCATAGTTGTCAATTCCTCTATCAAAGAAAATAGAGAAATCTGCGTGTCTTAAAGGCGGTCCTAAACGATTTTTTACAACTTGTGCTCTAACTTTAATACCAACAATTCTATCTGCAATCTTTAATTGCCCCATAGACTTAAGACGTAATCTTACAGAGGAATGAAATGCTAATGCTTTTCCACCCGATGTTGTCCAAGGGTCACTAAATGCCATTGCGTTCATTTTCTGACGAAGTTGATTAGTAAATACTAAACAAATGTTTTGTCTACCAATCATATTCGTAATCTTACGCATTGCTTTTGAAATAATAATTGCCTTATCAGTAGCGTAACCATCTTTATCATAATCGGCTTCTAATTCTTTCTTTGTAGATGCTGCTGCAACAGAGTCAACTACAATACTTACCAATCGGGTCTTATCAGAAGTCCTAATCTTTTCAATAATAGTTTCACAAGCTTCAAAAATACCTTCGACCGTATCTACCGAAACATACAATAATTTAGAAATATCAACACCGATTGCTTCCAAAAATTCCCTATTAACGGCAGTTTCTGTATCAATCAATACGGCTACTCCACCTTTCTTTTGTGTTTCAGCTAACAGATGGGCAGAGAGCAGAGATTTTCCACTCTGCTCTAAACCCGTAATTTCTGCTATACGGCCAACAGGCAAACCACCATAAGGTCTATTAGAGATTGCTACATCCAAAAGAGCGTTACCTGTCGATAACCAATCTTTTACGTTAGTTGGAGCATCACCCCCACCATCCGTAAGAAAGTATGCAATTCTACCATCCTTATTTTGTTTGTTTAATGAATCGGCAAGAATACTTGCCAAGTCCTCCTGTACTTTAGCCATAATTGTAACTTATTAGTTGTTAAATAAATCATCGAATGCCGATGCTACATCATCTGCTTTTTTAGCAGGTGCTTCTTTTTGCCAAGGAAGGTCACCAAATTCTTGTGTACCACCCATATCAACTGATACCTCAGATTGCTTTTTAGCAACTGATTGGGTTTTTGGTTTTGGTGCTTCTAATTCCTCAACAATTTCATCCTCTGATGCTGCTGCACCTGGATTCAACCAATTTTCCAATACTGATTTTAGTTCTGCGTAAGATAACTCCTGATACAATTCAGTAATGTTCTTTTGATTTTCCAACAATTGTTTTACAATAGCTGGGTCATCTGAAAGTTTTGTTTGAGTTGGTTTAATACGGATTGCAGTTGTTGGATATGCTGCATTTGATTCTTCGGCAGATGTTACATCCAATACGATATCTCTACCGGTCATAGGGTCTGTAATATCTCCGTAGTCAGGATCAGCGATATATCCTAAAATGTCCTGATAAACTGTCTTTCCAAATCCCCAAAACTTAACACCGTCGTTTTCTTTACCTCTTACGATAACTGGTACGAAAGTTCTCAATTTTGGTTCCATCTTTTTACCTGCTTTCCAATCATCAGTATCACCTGTCCTTTTGAGTTTTTCTGCAAACTCAACAATCGGGTCAGGTCTACCAAATGACATTGGTGACAAGTACGTTTTGTTGTTAATGTTGTAATGGAAATAAAGTTCGATAAACGGAATGTCCTTATTAAATTTGTAAGGAACGATACGAATTAACGATTTTCCGTTTGCTGGCTTCCAAATGGAGTCAGACTTTTTTGTGTTGCTTTGCAAAGAGTTAAATCTCTTTAGCGCCAATGAAATGTCCATTGTTTTTAGATTTTAAGGTTTAAAAAATTGTTTAAAGTTTAAGGTTTAAGTAGCTACTACCTACATAACTAAATATAACCTTTTTGGCTTTTTACATAGTAAATATACGACTTTTTTTTGAATATACCAAATTTATTTTGCCCATTTTTCTCTTTGTACCATTTGAGCTATTATACCATAAACAGATAGGTCTTGATAAGTATCCTGTATAGATTCTCCTACTTCATCGGGCTGACCTAATACAACCATTTGTTTTAATCTTTGTACTTTATCATTGATTCTAAACCAAAGACCTGTTAAGGATAATTTGATATCCTCTTTTGTTTTTAACGCCGTACCTACCGATATATTAGCTGGCCCGTAATTTCTTTGTTTTTTACAGAATGTTTCATACATTTCGGCTTGTATTTTTTTGAACTCATCCATCATTTCTGGATATTCTCTTTCGCAAAATTCAATTGCTGATTCTTCTTTCATATAACCTAATTTTTATTTATTTCCAAAATTGATACCACTTTTTCTTTTTAGGTGGAAGACATTGACTAAATGGATTATCCCCAAATGATACTTTACCATAATACTTAGAAGTCATAAGATTTAAAAATACTTCATGATATTTTTCATCTACAGTATCAAAGTCAGCACTTATTTTTACTTCTAATTCAATCGGTTCTTTTTCCCCATTAATAAGAACTAAAGTTTCCAATAATTCAACATTTTTAGATGTTTGAATATTGAGGTTTGCACCTCCTCCTAAAAATATTTCATCCTTTTTCTTCATAACTTATTTTTTACTATCCCAATAAAATTCTCTAATAACTCCACCCAATTCCATATCGTTAGGGTATTTTTCTATTAAATATTTTGGTATTGCCAATAATTCCCTATCAGATTGATTAGATTGAAGACATTGTTTTGGTTGAAAACAACCCTGTCCTGCTCCTTCTACATATCCAATTCTATAATCAATATGTGTCTGAACTTTGTATGGACTTGTTTTACCACAAACTACACAAGTATCATATTCTGAATTTTGTTGTTTAGTGTTTTCACCAACCCCTGTAACTAAATTGTTTTCATCTATTGTAAGACGAACATGCTGTGCTCCCATAAAATTGTATTTTTTATTTATATAATTGTAATAATGATGTTTTTTTCTGCCATTGTAAAGAAAAAACGCAATGTAGATATCAAACCACCACTCTAGCTTTTTTAGTAACTTTTTCATTTAATTTATCTTTTAATTTCATTAGTAATGCACAAGTTTCATATTCCTCAAATTCAACAAGAATATTCATTTGTTCATCTAATAATTCGGAAAATTCTCTACTATCAATTGAAAGGGTGATAACCGATACATGGTGTACAATAATTTTCGCAAAATCCACCTTTTTCTTTTTATGGGTAATTCCGTAATCTATTGCATGTACAATAGCTTTAGAGATAGGGCATTTATAATCCCTAAAAACTTCATTTGGTTCTTCAACCTCAATTTGTACAGGTTGGAATTTCTTTATTTTTCTTGCCATTACACTAATATAAGAAAAATTTTTTAATATTCCAAATTTCCCTCAGTATTAAAATTTTTAAAAACTTTGGTTGGTATTTTTTTATACCCTATGTTTGATGTTGTTAATATACAATTACGGTACTCTTCCCAATCAATTATATATGAATTATCTATCTGTCCACCTGTTTTGGACTTAACTACTTCGTTAAGTGCGTTGATTGTGTATATTGTATTTGATTGCTTCTTTCTGTGAACAAGTATCGTTTTCCATTCAGAAGGTATTGCTGCTGAGCC